CGTACTGCCCTTGGCATCATGTCGATAGCGGCAGACTGTCCCCTGCATCTGGAGGAGGATCTAGACCCTGACGCTGCCTTCCCTTTCTGGGAGCAGACTATGGGCACTGGGAGGTACTACCTGTTTGACCATTGGGGCAGCACAAGCGAAGACAATCTGTTGGCTCGCGTCCGCTACATGGCAAAAGCGTTAGATTGCAAGTGGATCATTTTGGATCACTTATCCATTGTCGTATCAGCGCAGGAGAATGGTGACGAGCGCAAAGCCATCGACGCTATCATGACCAAGCTACGCTCGCTGGTGCAGGAGCTAGGCGTTGGACTGTTCCTCGTGTCACACCTGAAGCGCACACAGGGAAAGGCACACGAGGACGGTGGGCAGATCAGCCTGAGTGAGCTACGAGGCTCTCAGTCCATTGCACAGTTGTCCGACATGGTGATTGGCTTGGAGAGAGATCAGCAGAACGATAACGAGGAGAGACGCAACACAACCACAGTGCGTGTCCTGAAGAATCGCTACGCTGGACTCACGGGTGCCTGCTGCTGGCTGAAGTACGACAAGGTCACTGGCAGGATGATGGAAACAACAAAACCACAGGAGGAAGCAAATGGACTCTAGTCCCATCTTTTTAGATGCAGAGACTAATGGTCTGAAGCCTACGAAAGTGTGGGTGGTAGTCACCATGCAGGACGGTGAACTACAGGAGCATTACGATGCTGAGTCCCTAGAGTACGCTCTTAGAGGTCATGATGACGTAGTAGGTCACAATCTACTGGGTTACGACATACCTGTCCTGAAGCGTCTGTGGGACATTGACATAAACAAAGAACGTGTGAAGGACACATTGGTCATGTCACGCCTAGCGAATCCACAGCTAGACGGTGGGCACTCTCTGAGGGCATGGGGTGAGAGACTCCAGTTTCCCAAGGGTGACCATAGCGATTGGTCGCAGCTATCGCCTGAGATGGTGCAGTATTGCCGACGTGACGTAGAGGTTACAGCAGCACTGTACAAGAAGCTGGAGTGGGATCTGAGGCACTTCAGTGAGCAGTCGGTAGAGCTAGAGCATGACGTGCAGGAGATCACACAGCAGCAGGTACGCAACGGATGGCTACTTGACAGCCGTAGAGCTATTGAGTTAGTCGCTACGCTACGAGAGAAGCTATACGATCTAGAGGATGCCGTACAGGAAGCCTTCAGGCCGCTACCGACATTTGTAAAGGAGATACAGCCAAAAGTAAAAAAGGATGGAGCCATCTCTGTCGTAGGTTTAAAGTTCTTGGGCGACTCTTGGGAGATCGTGGGTGGCCCTTTTTCTAGAGTAGACTACCCTGAGTTTAACTTAGGTTCACGGCAGCAGATTGGCAGATATCTAAAACACTATGGATGGAAGCCCTGTAAGTTCACAGAAACTGGACAGGCAATTGTAGACGAGAAGGTGCTATCAGGTATCACCGGCATCCCACAGGCTTCTCTGATATCAGAGTACCTGATGGTGCAGAAACGCATAGCACAAGTGCAGTCATGGATAGACGCAGTAGATGAGGACACAGGACGTGTGCATGGTCAGGTCAACACTAACGGTGCAGTAACCGGCAGGATGACACACGCCAAGCCTAATCTAGCGCAAGTACCGGCATCACGAGCGCCCTATGGAGAGGAGTGCCGACGATGCTGGACTGTCCCTGAAGGACATAAACTTGTGGGTTTTGACGCTAGTGGCCTAGAGCTACGGATGCTGGCTCACTACATGAATGATGAGGACTATACAAATGAAGTCATTGGAGGAGACATACACACTGCTAACCAGCAGCTTGCGGGACTTGAATCAAGAGATCAGGCTAAAACTTTCATCTACGCACTGTTGTACGGGGCAGGAGACGCGAAACTTGGTACGGTGGCGGGAGGAGGCGCAGGTGCTGGTAGACTGCTTAGAGAGCGATTTATGTCTAATCTCCCAGCATATGCAAATCTTAAAGGAAGAGTTGCACAAGAGGCAGCACAGGGTTGGATCAATGGACTAGACGGTAGGAGACTCTGGATTCGCTCTGAACACGCAGCACTGAACACCCTATTACAGAGTGCCGGTGCATTAGTTATGAAACAAGCCTTGATTATTCTGGATAAGTATGCTAAACTATGGGGTATGGACTATAAGATCGTAGGTAACATCCACGATGAAGTCCAGACCGAAGTCCCAGCATCACAAGCAGAGAAGTTCGGGCAGCTTGCAGTCTCTTGTTTAGAGGCAGCAGGTATACACTTTAACCTAAACTGCAAACTTGCAGGGGAGTATCAAATTGGAACAAGCTGGGCAGACACACACTAACATACCCTACAAAAGATATATTGAAAACAAATCAAGGGTAACTATAAACGGAAACAGGTACAGACTAGGCAATATAAATCATCCCTTCCATCTTGTGTACAAGACCAAAGGTATGCAAGCAGCATTCGAGGCTATGAGTTTAGTACCCAACAGACTAGAAGAAATAAAGTATACGGTACAGAAACTTTTTGATGAAGTCCGTAAAGGTCAGGTCTACATCATAGTCAACCCAGCATTCCCCGGCTGGTGTAAAATAGGGATGGCTGTGGACGCAAAGGATAGGCTCAAGCAGTATCAGACTAGCTCTCCCTACAGAGACTATGAGCTAATCAAGGCATATGATACTGATGATCGACGCACCGCTGAGAAGGCCGCACACGATCTTCTAGCGCAGTCACATGAACGTAAGGGCGAGTGGTTCTACATTCAACACCCTGTCGCTACAGAAATACTGGACGGACATTTCAATGAAAACAGTTAACACAGTTGTTGATGACATCTACGAACTGATGACCACAAAGTCTGCTGATGAGTCAGTGGACGTTGAGGCAGAGATTGACAAGTTCGGAGAAGCCGTTAAACAGCTAATGCGTACTGAGTTTATGCCTGATGCGCCTCGTGACGGACGTAAGCTACGCCTGTCCAACATAGGCAGAGACGATAGGTACTTGTGGCACCACTACAACGACACAAGCGCAGGAGAGGAGATCCAAGGGCATACGTATGTGAAGTTCATGTACGGACACCTGATTGAGGAAATGCTCTTGTTCTTGTGTCGCCTGTCGGGGCACACGATCACTGATGAGCAGAAGGTATGTCAGGTAGAGGGCATCACTGGGCACATGGACTGTCGCATAGACGGTATCGTGACTGACATCAAGTCTGCAAGTACCTACGGCTTCAGGAAGTTCAAGAGAGGTGCTATAGCCTACGAAGATCCCTTTGGTTACGTTGACCAGTTGAAGGCATACGCCTACTCAGAAGGTGAGACTAAGTTCGGATGGTTGGTCATGGACAAGTCCAATGGTCACCTGACGTACCTGAAGTATGACCTAGAGGACACAGAGGCACCTGTGTACAACACCATCAAAGGTGACATTGCCGAAAGGATACGTCACGTAAAAAAGCTCGTAGAGGCAGAGGAGATACCACCAGTATGCGCGGAACCATTAGCGGATGGCAAAAGTGGAAATATGCGATTACCCGCAAACTGTTCCTACTGTCAGTACAAGCATTCATGCTATCCAGAACTGCGTACTTTTCTGTACTCAAGCGGGCCAAGGTTCTTAACGGAGGTGGTTCATGAGCCTAAAGTCCAAGAGATCACGTAAGCAGAGTATCTATAGGTCTGGACTAGAGAAACGATTTGCACAGTCAGCACCTAAGAGACGCTATCTGTATGAGCCATATGATGTACCATACGTGATGCACAGGAAGTACAAGCCAGACTTTGTGGACAAGAAGACGGGTGACTACATTGAGACTAAAGGATTCTTTAGGACAGGAGACACCCAGAAGTACACATCAATACGTGACAGCATTAAACCAATCAAGTTAATCTTTGTACTGTCAGACCCTAACAAGAAGGTTCGCAAAGGTTCTAAGATTACGATGGGTCAGTGGTGTCACAAGGAAGGTTTTGAATTTTACACAGTTGACGAGTATGTAGATCATGTCACTAACAATGGATGAAATTAAGGAGAGAGTGTTGAAGCGGTATGATGCTGATGATATACTAGAGGCACTGGACATATCCGCTGAAGAACTGCTGGACAGGTTTGAAGATAAGTTTATCAACAGGCTGCACCAGTTTGAAGAAGAAACAAATGGAGATGAATGGGATGAGTATTGATAACGCAACACCAGAAGAGTGGAATGCGCTTAGGAAAAAAACTGCTACTCCTGTAGCTGACACATGGAATCATATCTATGATGATGACAACGAGCCTAACGATCACCCAGTGTACGGAGACTACAAGTACGACAGTGTACACAGACCAGAGCATTACAACACTGGTAGCCTAGAGTGTATTGATGCCATCAAGGGTATGCTCAATCACGACGAGTACATTGGATACCTGCGTGGCAATGCCTTGAAGTATATGTGGCGCTTCCGCTATAAGAAGAGTCCTATCGAAGACCTACGTAAAGCTAGGTGGTACGAAGAGCGATTGATTAGTTACATGTTGGAGCATCCTAGTGACAAGTAAGGTAGGAGTACAGGATTACTTAGGTATCCAGATTGATTATGACAGAGAAGAAAACCTTAATGTGTTCTCACTAGAGACACTGAAGGATAGATATTTCTGGGGAGATGAGACACATGCACAAGAAGCATTCGCCAGAGCGTCGGTCTATGGTGCAACGTATCAAGGACATACTGACTACAATCTTGCACAGCGCCTTTATAACTACGCAAGCAAGGGCTGGTTCGGTTTTAGCACTCCTATACTTAGTAACGGGGGAACCACACGTGGTTTACCTATTAGCTGCTTTCTCAATTATGTTCCTGATTCAAGGCGTGGTCTTTCTGATCACTACGATGAGAACATATGGTTGGCAAGTGGAGGTGGAGGCTTGGGTGGATATTGGGGTGCTGTTAGAAGTAATGGCGTTTCAACTGCTAACGGTAGTCAGTCTACTGGTAGCATACCTTTCATGCACGTAGTTGACAGTCAAATGCTTGCCTTTAACCAAGGCGTAACACGGAGAGGATCTTATGCAGCGTATATGGACATCAGTCACCCAGAAGTGGAAGAGTTTATCGCTATGCGAAAGACTACTGGGGGCGATCTTAATCGTAAGTGCCTTAACCTTCACAATGGAATTACAATCACAGACGAATTCTTGGCCTCCGTCATGTCTGATGAT